AACAACTGTAAGTCATTGATTAGCCTCGTGGTTGCCACAACTGCAACAACAATGGAAAAATAGCTTGACTTTTGTGTAGACTTGTGTTATACTATAGACATAACTAGGGACAATTTGTGTTATGACCGCTGATTTACAAAAGCGTGGCCGTGGCAGACCCCGAAAGTCAGAGATTGCCGCTGTAAAACCCGGCAACAAAGGTCAAGTAGGTAGGCCAAAAGGTGACGCAGCGATAATAAACGAGTACAAAGCTCGTATGCTGGCTTCACCGAAGTCAAAAAAAGTACTAGAGACGATCTTTGATGCTGCTCTGGACAACGACCATAAGAATCAGGCTGCTGCTTGGAAACTAATTATGGACCGTATGTTACCAGTAGGGGCATTTGAGCGTGACGTGGTGAAGGACGCGGGTCGCAACGCCATACAAATTAATATTACTGGTGTTGGGACCGTAGACGTGTCCAATGATGAACCTATTGAAGGAGAACTCGTGGATGAAGCTTAAGCATTTTACTCTGGACGAGTTCAACTGTCAAGTCACGGGTGAAAACCGTATGGAAGAAGAGTTTCTAGAGAAGCTTGATCGTTTGCGTGGGGGCTGTGGTTTTCCATTTGTCATCACTAGCGGCTATCGTCATCCTACTGAACATCCTATAGAAGCCGCTAAGGAAGTACCCGGCACCCACGCCCAAGGTATTGCTGCCGATATCCAAATCACCAATGGTGCCCAGAGACACCGTATAGTCAACGTAGCTAACCACATCGGCTTCAACGGCATCGGCATTGCTAAGAACTTCGTACACGTAGACACTCGTGGTACAACACCAGTGATGTGGCTGTACTAATGAAGTTTTCTCATGGTGCTGCTCTAACAGCAGGAACTGCTAATACTATCCTGACTGCTCCTGCTGGCTATGACGCTATAGTTAGCTACTTGTTCATCTCTAACACCACAGGTTCCACCAAGAGCATCAGTGCCAAGTGGGTACACAGTGGTACGGACATTGATTTTCTGTCGTCTAAGAACCTAAACGCAGCAGAGATTCTGGACTTCGGTGGTCCAGAAGGTGCTTTCCTCGTGATGAAGGAAGGTGACACGCTAAGCATTACACCAGAAGCTGGCTCTACGTTCGTAACCATCATTTCATTTGAGTTTGTCCCAGCCACACCAAGGCTTAACTTTTGACAACTGATCTGAACATTGAGTTACTGCCGTGGCAACAAGAAGTCTGGGCAGACGACACCAGATTTAAGATTGTAGCAGCAGGTAGACGTACAGGTAAGTCCAGGCTTGCTGCATGGATGCTGATTGTGAACGCTCTGCAAGCCGACAGAGGCCATGTGTTCTACGTAGCGCCCACACAAGGGCAAGCACGAGACATCATGTGGCAAACTCTACTGGAGCTTGGGCACCCAGTAATCTCAGGTAGTCACATTAACAACCTGCAGATTAAGTTGGTCAATGGGGCCACGATCAGTCTAAAGGGTGCCGACAGACCAGAGACTATGCGTGGTGTGTCACTGAAGTTCCTCGTGTTGGACGAGTACGCCGACATGAAGCCTGACGTGTTCGAGCAGATCTTAAGACCTGCTTTGGCTGACCAGAAGGGCTGTGCAATGTTCATCGGCACACCCATGGGTCGTAATCATTTCTACGAGTTGTACAAGTATGCTGAACTGGGTGACGACGAGACTTACAAAGCTTGGCACTTTACTTCCTATGACAATCCTCTGCTTGACTCTAGTGAAATCGACATTGCAAAGAAGTCTATGTCGAGCTATGCGTTTCGTCAGGAGTTTATGGCGTCATTTGAAGCTCGTGGGTCAGAAATGTTTAAAGAAGGCTGGGTAAAGGTCTCTGAAGAAGAACCAGAGATAGGAGACTACTACGTTGCAGTTGACTTGGCAGGTTTTGAAGAAGTCAACAAGAAGAGGACTAAGAATACAAGGCTTGACGAGACTGCGATTGCTGTTGTCAAAGTTAGTCCTGATGGCTGGTACGTTGATAATATTGTATATGGGCGTTGGGACCTTAACGAAACAGCAGCAAAGATCTTCCAAGTCGTCAGGGACTACCAGCCAATTAGTGTTGGAATCGAAAGGGGGATTGCAAAGCAAGCCGTAATGTCCCCTCTAATAGACTTACAGAAGCGATACGGGACGTTCTTTAGAATCGAAGAGCTGACTCACGGTAACAAAAAGAAGACTGACAGGGTTATGTGGGCGTTACAGGGGCGCTTTGAGAATGGCTTCGTAACACTGAACAAAGGCGAATGGAACGCTAAATTTCTAGACCAGTTGTTCCAGTTTCCTGACCCTCTGACGCATGACGACTTAGTGGACGCTTTGTCCTACATTGACCAATTAGCAAAAGTAGCGTATGACTACGAATTTGAAATAGACGACCATCAAATATTAGACGTGGTAGCAGGATATTAACTATGAGTGAACTATACGAAAATGATCCACTGATGGTCGAAGAGTCCATCGAAGACTGGGTAATGACCAAGTGTGACGACTGGCGTGACCACTACGAGTCTAACTACGAGGCAAAGTTTGACGAGTACTACAGGCTCTGGCGTGGTATCTGGGATCCTGTAGACAGCGAACGTAAGTCAGAACGCAGCAGAATCATCTCGCCTGCACTCCAGCAAGCCGTAGAGTCCAATGTTGCTGAACTAGAAGAAGCAACCTTTGGCCGTGGCAAATGGTTTGACGTAAGCGACAACATGGGCGACACTGAGCGCCAGGACGTGATGTTCTTACGTAACAAACTCACGGAGGACTTTGAGGACTGTAAGGTCCGTAAGTCAGTAGCAGAGTGTCTCATTAATGCAGCTGTGTACGGCACGGGCATAGGTGAGATTATCATTGAAGAAATGAAGGAGATGGCTCCGGCCACTCAGCCAATCATGGGTGGGGACTTACGTGCTGTCGGTGTTAACATCACGGAGCGTGTCAAGGTCAAACTCAAGCCTGTATTGCCACAAAACTTCCTAATTGATCCCGTAGCTACGTCTGTAGAGGACGCCATGGGTGTAGCTGTGGACGAGTTCGTAAGCAGACACCACGTAGAAATGCTGCAGGAACAGGGCGTCTACAGAGACGTGTACGTTGAAAGTGCTGCTCCTGACAGCGACTTAGAGCCGGACAAAGACATCACAATGTACAGTGACGACAAAGTACGTCTGACTAAGTACTACGGCTTAGTACCACGAGAACTACTTGAAGCAGCTACGACTAACGAAGACGAAGAAGTAGTAGAACTTGAAGAGGACAAAAAGTCACGGTACGTAGAAGCAGTTGTTGTTATTGCCAACGGTGGTATTCTGTTAAAAGCAGAAGCTAACCCTTACATGATGCAGGACAGACCCGTAGTAGCTTTTCCTTGGGACGTAGTACCCAGCAGATTCTGGGGCCGTGGTGTGTGTGAAAAAGGCTACAACTCACAGAAAGCTCTTGACACTGAGTTACGAGCCAGGATTGACGCTCTGAGCCTTACAATCCATCCAATGCTTGCTATTGACGCCACACGTTTGCCACGAGGGGCTAAGCCAGAAGTACGCCCAGGTAAAATGATCCTAACAAATGGAGATCCTCGTGAAGTACTCCAGCCGTTTAACTTTGGTCAAGTCAACCAGATTACTTTCGCTCAAGCCAGTGCTTTACAGCAGATGGTTCAGCAGGCTACTGGTGCCGTTGACTCTGCTGGCATCGCGGGTCAGGTCAATGGAGAAGCCACAGCAGCTGGCATTAGCATGTCTCTTGGTGCTATCATTAAGCGCCACAAGCGCACTCTGATTAACTTCCAGCAGTCCTTCCTGATTCCTTTTGTTAAGAAAGCTGCTTACCGCTACATGCAGTTTGATCCTGAGAACTACCCCGTTGCTGACTACAAGTTCAACGCCAGCAGCACTCTGGGTATCATTGCTAGAGAATACGAGGTGACACAGTTGGTACAACTCTTGCAGACTATGCAGAAGGACTCACCGCTGTACAACACGCTCATCCAGTCAATTATAGACAACATGAATCTTTCTAACCGTGAGGAACTTCTGGCGGCTATGGCACAAGCTATGCAGCCTAACCCAGAAGCTCAGCAGGCAGCACAAGCAGCACAACAAGCCCAGCTTGAGTTCCAGCAGTCCCAGACAGCAGCTTTGTCTGCACAGGCTCAGGAATCTTCAGCTAGGGCTAGTAAGCTGGCTGCTGAAGCTCAGGCTGTACCAATGGAGCTAGAAATCGACAGAATCAACGCCATCACTAGAAACTTACGTGAAGGTGATGCCGAAGATAAAGAGTTTGAAAGACGTATGCGCGTTGCTGAAACTCTACTAAAAGAAAGACAAATCAAAGGTAATGAAAATGCTAACGGACAAAGAGCTAACAGTTCTCCTGAAACAAGTAGAAGCACACCTAGACCCCAAGTGGCTCCGTTTGGAGGAGTTGGAACGCAAGGTAGAGGACCTATGCAATGACAGAGAAGCACCCAAGTCTAAAACGAGCGGGAGTAAGCGGGTTCAACAAACCGAAGAGGACACCTAACCACCCTACGAAGTCTCACGTAGTTGTAGCTAAATGTGATGACGGGAGTATTAAGACCATACGGTTTGGTCAGCAAGGCGTAAGTGGTGCAGGCAAGAATCCGAAAACCGCTAAAGAAAAAGCAAGGCGTAAGTCGTTCAAAGCTAGACACGCTAAGAACATCGCCAAAGGAAAATGCTCAGCAGCATACTGGGCAGACAAGGTGAAATGGTAATGGCTAAACAAGGACTCTATGCAAATATACACGCTAAGCGCAAACGAATTGCTGCAGGTAGTGGGGAGAAGATGCGGAAACCGGGTGCCAAAGGTGCACCAAGTGCCAAAGCTTTCCGACAAGCAGCAAAAACAACCAAAAGGAGGGAAAAGTAATGCCTAAAGTAGGTGGAAAACACTATTCATACACTAAGTCCGGTATGGAAGCAGCTAAGAAGGAAGCTAAACGCACTGGTAAAAAGATGACCAAGGTAAAGAAGCCCAAGAAATAAAGCTTGACTTTTGCCTAAAAATATGCTATACTATAACTGTAGTTAACAACTAAAGGAAACTTATGAACACTGAGCTTGAAGCTTACTTCGACAACTACAACGTACTATTTGGTAGCGAAGGTTTCAAACAACTCGTACAAGAGCTTTCTACTAATGCACAGCGTCTAGCTGACATTCAGACAGTAAAAGACGCAGAAGATCTACACTTTCGTAAAGGCCAAGTGGCAGCTTTGGCTTCTGTAATTAATCTTGAGGCTACTATTGCAGCAGCTAGAGAACAAGCAGAAGCTGATAACGAAGAAGTTGTAGAAGATGTATAAAGTTTATGACTTTAGATGTCCTAAAGGACACACTTTTGAACAATTTGTACGTAGCGGTACCGAAGTCAGTAGGTGCGACTGTGGTGCCATAGGTACAAAGATGTTGTCTGCTCCGGCTTTTATCCTGGATGGGCACACTGGGGACTTTCCTGGTAGGCACATGCGGTGGGTAAGAGAACACGAAAAGGCAGGCCAAAAACCCAACCTCCATAATGACTAATGTTCACGGAGTTTAATCATGTCAAGAGCAACAATGGTAGATCTGCACCCTGAAGAGGAAAACGCAGACAACATTGAGAACGAAGTAGACGAGATTCAGCAGGCAGACGCTGAGCAACCTCAAGAACAACAACCTACAATACCTGATAAGTACCAAGGCAAAACTTTAGAGCAAGTGGTACAGATGCACCAGGAAGCTGAGAAGCTGCTTGGGCGTCAATCGTCAGAAGTAGGAGAACTTCGTAAAGTTGTGGACGACTTCATTCAGAATCAGACACAACAACAAGCACCTCAACAATACGTTGAGCCTGAAGACGATATAGACTACTTTACGGATCCTCAAGCAGCTGTCAATCGTGCTATTGAGAATCATCCTAAGATCAGAGAAGCTCAAGAGTACACTGCCCAATACAAAAA